GGCGTCATCCCAGCGGGATACGCGATGTTCTGGCACCCGGAGTCCGTTATGGATGTGGGGTTGGCGGAGTTCGACGCGTCGGCGCTGTACCGGACCACCAAGCAGTCGCCCGCCTGCACGATGCCGTTTGGGTCGGGAGTGACGCCGATGGTTCCGGTGCTGGAATCCCACGACGCGACCATTGCGCTGAAGTACGGAGTGGCACTTTCCGGCCTGCCGATGATCGAGATGATTCGGCCAACCGGCGTGAACGAAGGATTACTGGATGGCGGGCTGCCTTTCAGGTACCCGACAACGAGCGCCCCGGTTGAGACGCTATCGACGGGCGCGCCGATGATCCCGCCGTGAATCTCATGCTTGGCTTTCAACCGGATCTTGCTGACGTATGGCGACGGCAGGGCCCACGTCGAGCGCACCAGCGGCCCGCCGAACGTGATCGATCCAGGCGTGTACGTGTTACTCGGCCCCGCCGTCAACGCTCCGGTGGCCTGCGCGCAGATCAGATCGTCCTGTGTTGCCACGAACAACACGTAGGAAACCAGGCCCGCGACCGCCGGCCAGGTGATGTTCTCCAACGTGAACGAGCCGCCCGCCGCCGCGCCTGTGCCGATGATGGCGATGTTCGACGGAGCCGAAGGAAGCCCGTTCGAATCGACTGCGCAGATAGCCACGCGCAACATTACGTTGGCCGGTAACGATCCGCCCGTCGCGGACTGCGAGATCGATCCAATTCCGGGGGCACCTGCGCCGGTGGCGCTGAACTCGTTCACCGGCAGCTTTCCGGTCACGACCAGGTTCGCGAGCATGCTGCCGTCAGCCATCTGCGCGTAGGACTGGTTGGTATCGAAGGTCCACTCGCCCGGAAATAGCGCGTCATTCGCCGCTGCCTCCACCTGGTATGGTGCCCACGCTGGCCCGAGCGGAATCGAATAGAACAGGGGCGGCAGCGGTCCGGGCACGACGTCCATTGGCTTCGGTCCCACGTCCAGGTCGTACATGGAATCGGTGACGGTCTGGCCCTCGATCTGCACCGACCAGTCCTTCTTCAGGCTCCATCGCTGAATCCTGAAGGACATCGTCACAATTTGGAACGGAAGATTGGTTCCGTTGCCCGGTGCCGAAGCCAGGAGCAAACCGGTCACCGTGTGATAGGTTGGGTCCGTCGTGTATCCCGTGATCAACACCTGCACGCCGTTGATCACGACTTCCTTGTTCTCCATGGACGTGTCGAAGGCATCGCCGCTGGCCCAGGTGACCGAAGTGCCTATAACGTTGCATGTCCCATGAAGTCCGGGGATGTCCGGATGCGTCATCGAGACCACTTGCCCGACCTCGTTGCCGAGACCGAGCAGGGTGGTTTGCCATGCGGCGTTGCGCGCGTCGCGCCACTCGGCGGGATTCACGCCGCCAATCTCCTCGCGCGTGCGAGTGGCTGCGATCCGCAACGCCTGGCTGAGCGACGAGCACCCCACCGAGTGCATCTGGCTCGTGAGCGGAGATCCGGCTCGCCCGTAATACGCCGCGTGGCTCTTGTCGCAATACTCAGCCGTGTTCGCCTGATATTGATAGGCGACGTCGGCGAACGAAAGCACCAGGTGCTCGAATCCGGCTTGGATCGGCGTCAGCCGCAGGCTTTGAAACAGCAAGTTGGCGAGGGTGTAAGCATCCACCGCGCTGGCGTTGATGCGGCAGCCGAGCTTCAGCTTGCCGAACTCCCAGGTGTAGAAGCCCAGGCAGCAGTTGAGGACCTCGGTGAGCCAGTCGCGGAACGGCTTCTGGCTGCTGATGATTCCCTGGAACTGGAACTGCGTCTCCACGCCGGTGCCGAGGATGGCCGCGACTTGGTCAGCCGCGATCTCGGCCGCACCGCTTCCATCGCCCACTATGAGCGACGGCAGCACGAACGTGGCGAGCTGCGCGAACGAGGTGGGACCGCTTCCGCCGGCAGGATTTGACCCGGTGGACGGATCGCCATACAAGCCCGTCGCGCGCAGCAGCATGTTGACGGCGATCCAGAACGGATTGATAAGGCCCCTGACCGCCGTGCGGTTACCGCTCTGGTCCCACGTCCAGCCCCACATCCCGTAGTCGATGGGGACGGTCATCTGGTGCTGGTCAGGAGTGCTCGGCTGAATCGTGGTGGACTTGACGATGCGAATCTCGCACGCCGCCGTGCCCGCCGCGTAGACGTTCGGCTCCCAGACCTGCGGCGACCCCTGCCCAAGCGAGAAATAGTCGGTGCTCGAATTCGCCGGGTCGCTGCCGGTGACGTAGCGCAGCCCCATGCCCGGCTGGTATTTGGTGACGTTCAGATTGCCGTCAAGCTTGAGGCCCTGCCATAAGTACCCATCGTCCATGGGCGCCACCACGTATCGATAGCCATCCGCGTTCGTGACAACCATCGACGCGGTGAATCCGCCGAGAGGGCCAGCGCTGAGGATGCCGAGCGAGTCGGCGTATCCCGATTCATCGCGATACGCGACCATCAGCGCGCTGGCCAGAAAAGCAAACAACGGGTTCCCGCCGCTGTTGCACCAGATCTCCGGCAGCGCCAGCCCCCAGACCGTATCGGAGAGGATCGACGTTGCCGTGACGGTGTTGCGGCCGAAGCCGAGGAAGCCGGTGGAATCGTCCTTGATGACGACGCCCTGTGGGTCGGCCTGGTGCGCGCCGAAGTACGGAGCCATGCCGTGAACCTGGCATCCGTTCGTCGATTCGAGGTAATAGTCGCACGTCGAGGGATCGCCGCCCGCCGCCGTTACCGCCGCGGCGCTGCGACCCCTCGAGGCCCACGGACAGTTCACGCCATCGTTGTAGGTCTTCCAGCACTGGCGGCTGAGTTGCCGCTCGGGGTACTGGTTCATGATCTGGAAGAACCCGTCGGAGCAGGTTACCGGGAAGATCGGCGTCCCGTCGCTGGTGAAATTCTGGATGACGCCTTTCCAGAGCTGCAGCAGGATGCCGGAGTTCACATGGAAGAGGCAGAGATCGATCTCGGCGTACTTCAGGTCCGTGTCGTTGGCGAGCTGCGTCATCACGCGGTCGCCGTTGCCGAAGGTGAAGCGGACGTTGTCGGAAGTGCCCTTGATGTCCTGGGAAATCAGCACGTCGGAGCCAGGCTCGCCGATTCCGATCAGGCGCGGCAGGTATAGCTGGCCGCCCACCGTGACGCGCCGGTCGGAGACGTAGATGTGGGCGACCGCGGATTCGCGCACGCGGATGTGGACCAGGGGGACGATCTGCTGGACTTCGGAGAGCAGGGCGGTGGACAGCGCGGTCGAGGGGAATCGCAGGCAGGTGGAATTGACCGAGTAGGCGGGCGCTTGTGTCGGATCGACGACTTCGATGAGATTCAACCCGACCTGGACAGCGTTACGGAGGTATTCAAAGGAGATCGGCATCTGCTCGAAGGTCACCAGCACGCCGGTGATCGTGCCACCAGGGTTGGGGACGTTGTAGGTGAACGCTTTCCACGGCCCCTGCATGCCTTCCCAGAACGCCTTGAGCTGGTTCGTTTCGGCCCAGTTCAGGTTTTGGTGCTTGAACTGAAACTTCCGTGGGCCGATCCCGACGTAGTAACGCTGCTCCTGCTTGGCGTCGAGGCTGCCGAAGCGATGCACGATCACCGGGCGTTCGACGGAGAAGCCGAACGGATACTGCGTGGTGAGCGGAAATGTCTGGCCGGAGTTGATCACCGTGGGGACGGTGATGCGGCCTATGGTGTCGGGCATGAGCAGTGGGAATGGATCTGGCTTGCGTGGCCGTCAATAGTGGACAATTAGACTGAGAGCACCAGTGAAGAATCGTGCGAGCCTAACTGCAGAATATATGGCGCTGTTCCGCGCCCTCGAATCGGCACGCCCTGCCGATTCACGTCTGTTCAACGACCCGTTTGCGCCGATCTTTCTACATGAGTGGCGCGGGTGGCTCTACAAGATTGCTCGGTTCAAGTTGGGACGTCAACTTGTGGAACAGCTATTAGATCAAGTGGCTCCAGGCGCGAGGGCGGCAGGGATCGCACGTACCAAATGGATCGATGATGCGGCCACGGCAGCTCTGGAGACTGCTACGCAACTGGTCTTGCTCGGAGCTGGTTTTGATACGCGTGCATATCGTCTGGCGTCCGCAGCACGAGCAACTGTCTTTGAACTAGACCGCCCAGAAACGTCGTCTGCGAAGCAAGCAGCGCTGAAGACGGCGAATGGGTCAACACCGGAGCGGGTCCGGTTGGCCGGTATTGACTTCAATCGGCAGTCCCTCGGAGAGGTTCTCACCCATGCCGGCTTTGAAAGCACGCACTCGGCATGTTTCATTTGGGAAGGTGTCACGAACTACCTGACCGCAGATGCTGTCGATAGCGTGTTACGTCAGATTCGCCAAGCCGCTCCCAACAGCACCTTGCTGTTCACGTATATCAATCGCGGAGTCCTTGAGAACCCGGAGCGGTTCTTTGGTGCTGCGAAATTGATGGCCAGGCTTCGGTCGTACGGAGAGCCATGGACATTTGGACTCCAGCCAGAGGAGATCGAAGCATACCTTGCTGCCCGAGGATTCCGATTAATGACGGACCTGAGCGTCTCTGAAGTCTGGCAACGCGCAGGGCGATCAGGTTCCGGGACGCGGGGGTATGAATTCTATCGACTCGCCTCCGCTCAGGTGCAGCCTTGATGAGGACAATTCCTCCTAGCGCGCGACATCACGCCACCTCCACCAGTTCGAGCCCTTGCACGTTGGTGCGAGCGATGTCCGTGGCCTGCGCCCAGTTGCCGCGAAACACCACGGTCACGCGCCCTTGGGTATTGTTGCCGGTCGGATCGTAGTTGCTCCCAATCTGCTGGCCCGACGCCACATCGAACGGATTGTAGAAGGCGAACGGGGTCAGGCCGGCGTTCTGGTACACCCAGAAGTTGTACAGCGCCGAAAGCACCGAGGCGCTCAATCGCTTGCTGAGCCGGAACGTCCGGCGCGAGGTCTGGGCAAGTTGCGACCGCTGAACCGTGCCGTCGTGATACTGGTTCTGGAGCTGCAGGTACTCGCGCAGTTCCGTGAACGCGGTGCAGAGCGACGCCGGCATCACCCCGTTGGGGGCGGATTGTACGAGGTTGCCTGGCACGTTGAATCACGCCACCGTCAAGCCGGGCAACTGCATGTTGGCCGACTGCTGCGTGCGGCCGTAGCTGGAATACTGCGCCGCCATCGCCTGGTCGGTCACGAACTGCGGCGTGACGAACTGGCCGGTCATGAAGTTCGCGGCGTCGTTCCCGCTGATGTTCAGCGAGAGATAGGTCGCGCCGGTGCCGCCAGTGGTGTTCGGACCACCGGGCGTTGGGTATGTTCCCGCCGCAATGCCGCCGAGCGTCGGAATGTTCGAGGCGTAGGCGTGCGCCTGGCCATCCTGGTAGCTGGCTTGTTGATAGAGCTTTCCGCCTTGCTCCACCAGACTCCCCGCGTACGGCGTCGTGGCCGATAGCGGCATCTTCTGGCCGGTGGCTTCCGAGTACAACATCACAAGCTGCCGAACGCTTGGGGATCGCACCGCCACCGCGATCTGGCCGCCGAACTGCGACTGCGCGATCTGGACCACCTGCTTGATCGTGCCGCTGTTCTGGGGGATATCGACACCGTAGATGCTCTTGATGTCGTCGTGTGCCTCCCGCTGGGGAGACTTGACGCCGGCTATCATCTCTCCGATGCCAATGCCGAAACCGGCGGCACCGCCAATCAGCGCACCCAACGGGCCCCCCATCTGGAACCCAATCGCCGCCCCGCCAGCCGTCCCTTCCGCTGTGCCCGTCCACGTACCACGGCTGTTCCCGAGCAGCCCTTGTTGCGCCAGCATCGTGCCACCCGCCAGCAGCGCCGCGCCAGCCACGCCACCTACTCCGGTGATCTTGCCGCCGGAATCTCCGGTTTGGACGTCGTTGCCGTTTTCATCTGTGCCGTAGGTCGGATTAGACGGGCTCCGCTTGAAGCTCCCCCAGTTCGTGCTCTTGAAGTTACTGACGATTCCCGCCAGACCGTTCGGCCCACTCCCACCAGCCGCGCCGCCGCGCGCACCGCCGAACAACATCGCCAGCGGATTGAATCCGCCCGTCCCGTTCGACGCCCGATTCAACGTCGGCGTGCCCGCCGACGCGCCGGACCAATCTCCGCCGCCAGCAGCCCAAGGGGCGGGAGTATAGCCGCCGGTGGCCGCGCCCGACCAAGAGTGATCCGTCCCGCCGCCCCCCGCTCCACCGCCAGCCGCTCCGGAGCCGCTACGCGTGCCGCCGCCGAACAGCATTGCAATCGGGTCGATCCCGATACCACCGGAACTCCACGCGGCCGGGGAGTAGCCGCCCGCCCCCATAGGTGCGCTCATCTTGGCCGGCGCTGAGATCGATGGAATGGAAATCCCCAAAACGCCAGCAGCACCGGCGGCACCACTCGGCAAGGAGGGAGCAGCCACTCCCATGCCTGCGGCCAGGATAGCCGTCAACGCCGCCATCACCGCGCTGTTTTGCATGGTCGCGGCGGTGTTCTGGTCGGTGGACACGCGCACCGGGTCCTGCTTGCCGCCCTTGAACACACCAGCGAGCCCGCCCTGCCCATCCGCACCGTAGATGATCGGATGGAGGACGTTCGCCGCCATGCCGCCCAGCGTTTCGGTCACCGGTTTGAGCACCGCGGCGTGGACCGTACTCAGCAGATCCTTGCCGAAGTTCTTGGGCTTGGTGAACAGAACGTCGAGCAGCTTTTCTGCCTGCTTCTGGAGGCTGTCGAACTGCGACTGGATCTCCTGCTGACGCTTCTGCTGGAGCTGCGCCTGCTTTTCCTCGAACTGGTCCTGCGCCTGGGCGATTTCCGTGTACAGATCCTTCTGCGCCTGCGCAGCCAGCACGGAGCGCTTCGCCGCGTTCTCTTCCTTCGATATCCGCTCCGCTTCGATGCCCGCCAACTGGACGGCCAGATCGAGCCGGATCTGGTAGGCTTGTTGCGCCGCCGCCTCTTCCTTTCGCGCCGACTGCTCCCGCTTTTCGGCCTCAGACATGGCCATCGGCGTTTCCTGGCCGGCAGTCAGTTCCGCGATGCGCGCGGACCGCGCGGCGCGCCGCCGCAATTCGTCGCGCTGCGCCTGGACTCCGATGTCCTCGATCCGTTCCTGCGCGGCGAAGGCTTCCTCCCACTCCTTCATCTGCTCTTTGCTCGGCATCATGAGTGCGAGCATTTTCTTCTGCTGCTCGGCCGCTTGCTTGTCGGCGTACTTTTCGAACTCCTCCCATGCCTTTTTCGACAGCACGGCCGCCTGCTCGTCCGCTGCTTTGCGGATCGCGGCAATCTCCGATTCCGAAGCCTTGACCTTCGCGGCCTGCTGTAGAAGCTGGTCGCGCTGATAATAGATTTTGCCGATCGCGTCAAGCTCGGCCTCATCGCCCTTCTTCTCGAACTCGGCCGCCTGCCGACGGAAATCCTTGAGCTGCTCCGCGCCCTTTGCCACCGCGTCCAATGCCGCCTTGCGGCGCGCCTCGGTAGCTTCCGCAGTGTGGAGTTGTTGGCCCAGATCCTGTGCCTGAGCCTTCGTCAACGGCTTGTCGGGTTCGAGCAATTGCTTCTGGAGCCGCTCGACATCCTTCTTGGCATCGGCGTAAGCCTTCTCCATGCCATCGTGCGTGCCGAAGAACCGGGCGCGAATGCGATCCGTTTCTTCCTTGCCTGCACGCAGGTCTGTCCGCTTGGTGGCTGCCTCGGCATCGTTCAGCATCTTCTGCAACTGCTGAATCTGGTTCTGAATGTCGTCCGCACGCTTCGCTCGGGCCTCCTCGTCGCGGGTTGGCGCAATCGCTTGCAGGATGCCGAAATCGCCGACCAGCCCTTGCTGTTGGGCCCGCAAATCCTCGATGCGCTTCAAGGTGGCATCGCGGTTCTTCATGATCTCCGGCGCCTGTCGCTCCATGTCAGCCACCTGTTGACGATGACCGGAGATCGACATCTTCGCCCCAATGCCGCCCGCCGCCCGAATGTCGGCGGCGTCCTGCATCGCCTGTTCCTCTTCGCGGCGCTGCCGTTCATCGTCTCCGGCGGTGCTGATGTTATTTAGGAACCAATCGACGCCCTTACCGACCCATGTCACGGTGACGACTAGCCCCTCTTTGAACTTGCGTACCAGCGCGTCCCACTTGGTTTCAAGCACCGTCACTTCACGTTGGTACTCGGCAAAGCGGCGAATGTCTTCCTCGGTCGGCCCGAAGCCCTGCTCGTGGGCGACACGCAGGTTCTCGTTGAGTTCCGTCATGAACGGAATCGCCTCCACACCCACCTTTTTGAATAGGTCCATGGCGGCGGCGTCCCGCTGAAGGCCTTCCGGAAGCTTGTTCAGGCCCTCGGAGATCTCCGTCAGGATCTCAGACGTGGGTTTCAACTCTCCCGTGGCGGTGTGAAAATCGATGCCCATTCCGCGCAAGGTAGCCCGCGCCTTTTCGCCTTCCCTGGAATTGTCGTCGGCAGCCTGGGACAGACCACGCATCAGGCGCTCGACAATCGAGATGTCCTGCCCGACCGCGCGCGCCGCGAAGCCGAACTGCCCGAATTCTTTCGCGGTCAAACCGGTGCGCAGTTCCGCGTCCTTCACGCGGGTGCCGTATTCACCGAGACTTTTCGCAGCCTCGAATGCGGACGCCGCAATGGTGCCGAGCACGGCAGCTCCGGCGGTGACGGCGATGCCGAAGGGACCAAGGGCGGAAAGCACGGACGAGATCGCGCCCTTCGCTCCCTGGAGAGGATTCTCCATGAATTGGCTGACTTGGTCGCCGAACGACTTGATGGATTCGGACTGCTTCCGGAGGGCTTCTTCGGCTTCCTTGACCGCTTTGACCGCGAGAGCTTCGCGCGCGGCCTTCTCCTCCATGGCGATCATCTTTTCGTAGGATCTGGTGATCGCGTCAATGGCCTGCGGCTCGCGGTTGTATCGCTGGAGAAGCTGGTCCCGCTGGGTGATCAGCCGGTCGACACCGCTCTTGCCGTAAGTCTCGGCCTGCTTTTCGAGGGAGGCGATGAGCCGCTGGACGCTCGACCGCGTCTGATCCGAAATCCGGATGACCTTGCCGTGCGAGGACTCCGCTTTCTTCTCGAAGCCGTCGAGGGCCGCGTTGGCCTTGTCCGTTATCGGGGTGACCTGATCCTCGGCTTCGAGGATTACGCGCTCTGCTTGGTCTGCCATTTACGCTGCCTTGAGCATCACGAAGGGACGCGCCTGGAACGCGGCGAGAACAGCTTGGCGGTCGTGCGGCGACACGCCCCACTGCGCCTCGCGACGATTGTTGAAGGCGGCGATCTGCGAGGCGGTCATCCGCCGGCCAGGCAGAGCCTCGTCGAGAAACCCAATCGCCGCGCGATTCTCGTTCGCGGTCAGGACCTTAATGCACCGCAGAGTGTGCCCGCTCCAGGTCCAGTCGCGGATCGGCTGGAGACCGCGCGCCGACTTGTAGTCGGGGTAGCCGCGCCTGCCCGACGGGCCGGGCTTGAGCGGCGCGGCGGCCTGGTCGTAGATGTTCTGGCCGTTCTGAATGCGCGCGCGGATCGAGTCCGCCAGCACCTGCGCGAAACCCTGCATCTCGGTCGCAGTGTAGGGGGAAAAAACGAACCGCGCGTGCTTGATGATGGTCTGGAATCTGGCCATGGTCGCTATGAGTGAGCAGCAGCGCTGGGAATTAACGTGGTCGTTGCAAGGCCATGCCGCTCGCACGTTATGTTACGTTGAAGGGCAACTGCGACGTGGCGAATCGGCTATGGCGAAACGTGCCCCCCGCAAGACAGCACGGAACAAGAAGATAGCAGCGATGAAAATCAGCCTGAGGACCATGCTTCCGCGCGTCCTCAAGGAAACCGGAATTCCTGACGAGCAGTCACTCAACTCCACTATCGGTCACAAGACCGACTACGTCATCGACCTCAAGAATGAGGTGATACTCTCTCCCGACCACTACGTCGCCCTTTGGACCGAGGGCTTCAAGACTCACATTGAGAACGGTGGCGCTGATGGATTTGGCGAATTGTTCGCGATGGTGAAGGCGTCACCCGCTCTAAAGAAGTATCTCGATACATTCCTTCGCAGGTCTTATTTGAAGCATTACGATGAACTGTATAAAAAGCGTCCGCAGGTCGAAGAAGCCGAGCTGTGGATCGGCCAAAATCACGCCGACTATGGATTACTCGTCGCGCCGCGTTTTGTAGGCGGCGACTGGGAGAACGATGAAAGCGAGATCCGGCATTTCAAGCCAAGGTATTGGACCATCGGTCACGTCCTCTCTACCGGCCTTGTGGTGCCGGGCAAGAAGGCCGTCATTCCCTTTGCCGATGTCGATGCGTATCTCACTTTCTTCGAGCATGTCTTGGTTCGTGGCACGGCATCCTCTCACCAACATGGCATCGCATCTCTGTATTCAGACTTCGTGCGCTGTTCGTCAACGCCCGAAAACATACCCCTTCTAATACCCGAGTTGCGCTACGATGGCCGGGCAGCCAAGCACAAGTACCGTCTAGATTTCTGCGTTCTTGACGCGGAGACCATGAGCAAGGTGGGCTTCGAACTTTCTCCCTGGTCCAGCCATGGACTGATTACGGGGACGAAATCCAAATCTCAGCACGAAATCAACGAAGAGGCGAAGGCAAATTTCGAGAAGGAGATGAGGAAGCACAAAAACTTCTACAAGAAGCACGGGGTCTTCGCGTTGATCTACACAGATTCTGACCTTGCCAAGCCGGATGAAATCTTTGCCGACATACAGGCTTGCCTGGAGCCCCGCGAACCGGGCAAGCAACTAAGCTTCAACATGATTGAGGACCTATTCAAGTAAGCCCATCGGCCACTGGAGCGTGTCTACCTCGGACTCCCGTTGGCCCCGGCTCCACTCCCGATCTGCTCCTGGCGTTCGGCTTCGACCAGCTCCAGAACCCGGAACTCCTCCTCGGTGATGTCCGCGAGCGTAATCGTCAGCCCGATGCTCTTCGCATTCAGAAGGCGGAAGCACCGGCGCACCAGGGCACCGTTCGGCGTGTCCATTGCCTCTTCGAGCAGGTTCTTCGGACAGCCCGGCCCATGGCTGACGTCGATGGCCTTCCAATCCGCGCCGCAGGCGGGACAGCCGTCCATCTCTGTCTGGCCAGAGTAGCCGCACTTTCGGCAGCGGAAGACGCGGTCGGGGCATTCTTCGTCAGGCCCACACAGCCCGCCCTGGTGCAGGACCGACCGGATCAGGAAGCGAACGCCCGGCTCTTCCGGCCAGTCGCCGGGCGTGGCTATTCCGGGTCTTCATCGGCCTCGATTGCCAGTTGCGCGATGACTTCGGACACCGCCGCCGACTTGTGAACGATGGGCACGGTGCCGGCGTAGCCGTCGTGCGAGATGTGCAGCTTGTCGTAGAGCGCGCCGCTCGGCTCCAGAAACGCCCGCGTCTCGACCGACCGCCGCGCCGCCACTACGCTGGTCGAAGCCCGCTCGTGGTCCTGCATCTCCTTCGCGGTGGGCATCCGCAGCACATGCACGACGCGCGCGCCGGGGACCTTCATCTCGATCCGGTAGTTGATGCCTTCGCGCTCCACGTTGGCCACGGCGCACCGCTCAATGCGGCCGATCACCATGCCGGCCTCGGTCTCATCGAACTCGGGACCGTCTTTGTCCGTGCGGATTTTGGCGAACAGCTCTGCGTTAATCTTCGGCAGGTCCACGCGCCCTTGGCCTCGGCGCGTTCAGCCGCCCGAGCCGTGACCTGAGATGGGACCTCATCACCGTGCTCCTGGCTTCACGAGTTCCGCCATCTGCTCCAGCGGGGTCACGCGCACCTCGACATCTTGGATCTCGATGGCCTGCTTGGCGTGATCCAACACGCAGTCGGCGGCACGAACACCTGGCAACATCAGCCCACGCTCCTTACTGCGACCGAAACATCCTGCTCGCCGAGCATGGCGCGCGCCATCGCGTTCGTGATGGCAGAGATGCCGTCAATGCGGCTGGTGCTCTTCTCGCGCTCTGGTTTCGCGAACATCAGGTTGTCATTCCGCTCCACGGTCGCCAGGCAACTCGCGTTCCAGCGCAGCACCGGATGGCCGCCGTGGTGCAACTTTCCTTGAGCGACGGCCGCCAGGATCTTCTTGCTGGGCTCCGACAGGCTCATGTAGCCCTGGCGGATCTCTGCGCACTTGTATCCGTCGTCGACCATCGCAACGGATACCTGCCGCGAGTTCCACGGGTCCCAACAGATCTCCTGCAGATCGAACATCTGCGAGCCCCACTCCAGCCGGTCTTGCACGAAGCGGTAGTCGATCACCTCGCCGGGCGTGGCCTCCATGTACCCGTCGCGGATCCACTGCGCCAGCGGCACGCCGAGCTTCAACTCCAGTTTGCGGACGCGCGCCTCCGGCACCCAGAAGAACGGCAGCACGTCGTATGTCTCGTCAAGCGCAGTGAACAAAAACACGACGGAGGTCAAGTCCGTCGTCATCGACAGGTCGACGCCGGCCCAGCACGTGCGCTGGAAGAAGCGCGCCATGAAGTCGTGTGGCAGCGTCCGTACCTTGTCCTCTGGCAACTTCGGCAGCAGCCCGGGGGTCTTCCAGTCGCCGGCGCTGGCGTCCCACTTCGCCAGTTCGAGGGCCCGGTTTTCCTTCTGATCCCAGATGTTGAGGAAGTACCGCTTAAAGGCTGTGAGATCGCCCTCCGACTCCGCGCTCTCGTACTCCTTCCGGATCTTGTCCTCGGTGATGAAGCCGTCGACAACCTCTCCCTTTTCGTTGAGCCGCAGCAGCGATGGGTTCGCCTTGCGCCAGGTCGCCGGATCGGCCGGATCGTCCTCCGCCGCGGCGCCGTAGATCTTGCCGTAGAACCGATGGTCCGTGACGATGCCCTCTTCGATCCGCCGCGTCTTCTCGTGCAGCTTCCAAGCGAGCGGAGACTCGTTCTGGACGCCCGCCGTGGTGATGGCGATCGTTAAGGTCTGCCGCCGCGTAATCCCGCCTTTGCTCAGCACGTCCCAGTTCTCAATCTGCTTGCGCGTCTTCCACCTGTGGACCTCGTCCGCCACCACGAAGGCCGGGTTCACGCCGTCGCCGAAGTCGCCGTCCGCCGCGACCGCCGCATAGAAACTGTCCGGATCCTTGCGCTTCAAAATGCGGTGCGTCCCGCGCATGATCCGCAGCCGCTTCCTGAGCCAGCCCGACTGCTCGACCATCTTGCAGGCCGCCCGGTACACCTGCAGCGCCTGGCGCGTCGCCGCGGCCGCGCCGTAGACCTGGCAGCCCGGCGTGTTCGTGCTGACCAGGGTTAAGATCGCCAGGCCGGCGGCGAACTCCGTCTTGCCAGCCTTCTTCGGGACCTCGAGGTAGACCATCTCGATGACGCGATTGTCGTGCTCATCGAGGTTTCCAAAGATCTCGCTAAGCGCCTTTTCCTGCCAGCCGCAGAGCTTGAACGGCTCGCCCCACCAATCGTCTGCCGTGTGCCGGAGCACATCCTCGAAGAACTTGCAGGCGAAATCCGCATGCTTTTGTGAGGAGACCACGTCAGGTCGCCGCGACGGCGGCGCGCTCCTCCAGGATCCGCAGGGCGTCGTCCTTGTCGTGGTCCTCTTTCTCTTGCTGGCGTCCGTGCGCTACATGCTCGAACGTCGCGCCGTGGCCCTCGAGCCGCGCCTTCCGGCCCGTCGCGTTCTGCCACCGCTGCACAATCACGTCGACGTACTCGGGTGCCAGTTCCATCAGCCTGGCGATCCGGCTGGTCCTCTCGCACGCCATCAGCGTCGATGCTGTTGACGACCGCGCGCTCGACGAGCTCCACCGGCTTCATCGTCGGATGCAGATCGTTGACGTGCGGTTTGTCGACGAACCACACGTCGCCCTGGTCCCGGGCCCCGCACCAGAAATGCTCGTTGCCTTCCTTCCAGCCATAGAGGATCGGCTCGTACTGGCGCTGGTAGTCTGACGAGCCCATCGTGAAAGTATTCTTGATCCACATCACGAAGGTCGACCAGTGGCCGCCGGCCTCGCGGAACGCCTTCTCCAGCGTGTGCAGCTCGGACGAAGACATGCAGATGTAGACGGCGCCGTTGACCGACGCCAGAATGGTCCCGCAGGCGGCGCGCAGGAACTTCTCGAAGCCGTCGCCCAGGTTGTCGTTGGCGATCTTGCGATCGTTGCCGCGGACCTTGTCCTTCATCGTCGCGCCGTAGTTGACGTTGTACGGGGGATCGGTGAAGACCATGTCTGCCTTCGCGCCAGCCATCAGTCGATCGACGTCCTCCTGCTTGGTGGCGTCGCCGCACAGCACCCGGTGCTGGGTCGTCTTCGGCCGGAACTCCTTGCCACAGCATTTGCAGATCATGCGGCGCTCACTTCCTTTGCCTGCTCGACGGTGACGCCGCGCGCCTCCGCCACCTGTTCCATCGTCTGGCCCGTGCCGGCCAGGACCGGCTCCACGCCGGCCAGCGTCGCGAGCCGGCACAGCGCGACGTCGCAGTATGCCGGGCTGATCTCGATGCCGTAACCGTTGCGGCCCAGCACCTGCGCCGCAGCGATCGTCGTCCCACTGCCCAGGAACGGATCGAAGACCACGTCGCCGGCGTCTGAGAAGGCCTTCACAAAGAACTCGATCAGCGCGCGCGGGAACGGCGCCGAGTGCGATCCCTGGGTCGACTCGGACCTCACCTCGAGCACGTTGCTGGGTCGGGCAATATCTGTGAACCGGCCATCCTCGTCAGAATTGCGCGTCCGACGCATTGCGGATCCATTCGCTGCACCGTCTGCCGCCATCCCGCCGCGCTGCATACCGGCCTTGGACGCCTCCAGTCGCTTTCTTCCCCGGGCACACTCCGTATTCTCGGCTGCTGCGCCGCGCGCGCCCGTGCCCAGCAGCCCGCTGCCGGACGTCGATTTCGGATTGCTGGGGGAGTACTCGAAGCAGTCCTCCGACTCGTGGCCGACCGCGCGCGGCCGGAACTTGATCTTGACCTGGCGGCAGAAGTGGAACACGGGCTCCCAGGCGTTCTTGAACCGGTTGGGCCAGCCGCCCGGCACTCCGTTGTCAGTCTTGCGCCAGCAGAACTGATCCACGTAGCGCCAGCCCCATTGCCGCTTGTGTGCCAGCAGCAGATCGTTCACGTAGAGGCTGCGCTCGCCGTCCTCGGCATGCTCCTTGATGTTGAGGAAGTAAGATCCGTCCGGCGCCAGCAGCGCACAGATGGCGTCCGCGACCGGCTTAAACCAGCCGGAGTACTCCTCGGGCGATACCGGCTTGAACGTGCTCGTCGGATCGTACTCGCGCTGCGAGGCGTACGGGGGCGACGTGATGGCGACGTTGATCTTCCTGCCGCCCAGCAGCCGCTCCACGTCGGCCTGGCTCCTGGAGTCGCCGCAGAGGACACGGTGCTGGACGCCAACCGGCTTGAACTCTTTCCCGCAGCACTTACAGATCATGGCTTCAGTTTTCAGCCCCACAGTGCGGACAGACGGGCGCCTCGCCTAGCAGCCAGATGTCGCCTGGCCGCGTCACCGGCACCGCTGGAGGATCCGGAATGTTCTCCTCCGGCGCCGCGGACTCCGGCGGCTTCAGAAACTCGTCGATCTCCCTCGAGTCGAAACCGGTGAGCGCCAGGTCGAAGTCGAAGGCCTCGAGCTCCTTCAACTCCGGACCGATCAGATCCAGATCCCACTCCGTCTCCTGGTGGCTGCGATTGTCCATCAAACGGTACGCTTTGATCTGGGCGTCTGTCAGGTCGCTGGCGACGTGGACCGGCACCTGCGCCAGTTTCAGCTTCTGGGCCCCCAGCAGCCGCACGTGGCCGGCCACGACGACGCCCTTCTTGTCGACCACGATGGGCTGGCGCCAGCCGAACTCCTGGATGCTGGCCGCGACCTTGTCGATCGCCACCTGCGGGAT